TATGACTTAATCAGTTGGGATGATGTAGATTTAAGGTCAGATATAAAAAGAGAAAAACTAAAAAAATGGAGTGGTTTAATTGAAGAATAATGTAGTATTTATGACATGTATGGATGGGGCACCAGACTATCTTGATTACAAGGAATGGTGTTTTAAATCATGGGACTATTGGTGTAAGAAAAATAATGTAGAATTATTTGTTCTTGATACAGAGATAAGAGATAAATCAATTATGAAACCAACATGGCAAAGATGGTGGGTTCATGAAATACTTGAATCTAATGAGATAGAATATGACCAAGTTGCATTAGTGGATGTAGACACAATGGTTCATTGGGATTGTCCTAATTTCTTTGAACAAACTGATGGTGAGTTTAGTGCAGTGATGGATAAGTTTAATATTGAATGGACACACAATAGTATAAAAGGATATCAAGACTTCTGGCCAGATACAAAGTTTGATTGGACAGATTATTTTAATTGTGGATTTATTGTAATGAGTAAAAAACACAAAGATTGGTGTAAAGGTGTTATGGATTTTTATCTTGAAAATGAAGATGAGTTAAGAAGAAGACAACACGAAACATTGAAAAAAGGGTCAGACCAAACACCAATTAATTATATGATAAGGGCAAGTGAACATAAATTAAACTATCTTGATGAAAGATTTAACTTATCACAATTACATTTAAGAGGTGTATTACAAAGTAATCTATGTCCTATGTGGGAAGTTGGTTATGTTTGGCACTTTAATGGATTTGAAAAGAAAATGAGAAATCAATTAATGATGAATGTATGGAATGAAATTAAGGAAAACTATGAAGAAAATTAGACATAGTAAACTACCAATAGTTTTAGAGTGTAGTGATAGATTGACACCTGATATGTTAGAGACAATACAATTAAATCTCATGTATGATGAAAAGAGAAGTAAAAGAGAAAATCTTCGTGGATGGGAATTGTGGGTAGATGAATATGGTGAATGGTTTAATCCATATCCAAAAGATAAAAACCAAATGGAGTTGTTTGATGAACTTAAAAAATAAATATGCAATAGGTTGTCATGTAATGTTTTATGAGATTGAGATGTTAGATGAGTATCTAAATTCAATAAAAAGAGCACTTGAAATAGTAGAAAATCCCAAAAATATAATTGTGGATTTATTCTTTAATATATCAGAATTCTTTGAATCAGTAGATGATGATGTAATTACTAAAAAAGAATTAATCAAAAGATTTAATGAAAAATGTTCTGAAGTTAGTAAGTGGGGAGTGTTGGTAAAAAGTAATGTTTATCAGGCAGATAAACCATATTGTATTGCAGACTATAGAAGAGATTTCAATTTAAAATGGTGTATGCCTTGTGACTATTTAGTGTGGGGTGAAAGTGATTGTTTATTACCAAGAGAATTCTTTCATGTATTAGAGGGTGTAAAAGAATATGCAGACTCTCAAGAAATCTACAGATATACATTAACATTTGCACTTAGAAAAATGTGGGATGAGACTTGGAGAGTTTTAGAACACCCTGAGTTTACTAATAAACCATATTATGATATGGATACAGAGGAAGATACAAGAAAGGCATTAACATCACCTTGGTCTATTAGATACACTATGACACAAGAAGAAATGGAAGAAGTTAATTCCAAAACAAAAGAACTTGATGTTCAATTGATTACAGAACCAAAATTTGATGGTAGTTGTTTAGTGATGTCATCAGATTTAGTGAGAGGTGGAGTTAACTTACCACCTGCAGTTTCTATGGTTGGTGATGATACAAGTTTTTTAATATCATGTATGAAAATGATGGGTAGTGATTATAGACAATTTGTTATTAAGAATATACTAAAGGTTCATAATAGAAATCATCCAAGGAAAAGACTTTATGTCAAAGATGAAGACCAAGATAAAATGACACATGAAAAAAGAAGAGATAATAATTGGTTTCAAATAATTACCAAAATGAGTCGTAAGAACATTAAGAGATTTGAAGACCAAGGACAAGTTAAATTTAATACATATGAGGAGTTTAAAGATGAAGTCAAAAAGTAGAAAGTGGTTACCAACATTAGGTGAATTAATTGATAGATTAAGTATTCATCAGTTGAAAGAGGTATTTATACCTGAGAATAAAGATAACTATGCAAAAGAGATGAAAGATATGGTTCATGATATTGAATTAATACTTAAAGAAAAGGGTGGTAAAATTGATGGTGAATTCATCAGAGCAGTTATAGTTTTATCACAAATGAATGCTCATATTTGGTATAATGAGTCAATGGTTAGGAAAGGTGAAAGAGGTTCCGATAATTTAATGTTAACACATGGACTTAATGGTATAAGAAACACTGCCGTGAACAAAATTATGGAACGAGTTGGTGGTAGAAAAGACTACAAGATAGATTGTATTGCATCAGAGTTTAAAGATTGGGAAGTAAGTTGGTAAATGAACGAATTACTTCCAAAGTGTAATATAGGTTATAGATTTGGAAAGATAACGCCTGATAAAAAATATTGGTTATGTTGTGGTTCAGTTCCAAGTATAGGTGATTATGGTGAAGATGGTTCATTTAAAAAATTTTGGAATTCTAAAAAATATTTTAAGTTAAGAAAAAACTTAAAAAATAATTTATCTGAAATGAATGAAGAGTGGAATGACTCTTGTGTTCATTGTCCACATTATACCGTAGAAAATGTTATTCAAGATAATTTAGATAGTTGGGAGAATATAGAGAAATATTTCCCTACAGAAGTTAGACAAGGAATATTGAGTGGTAAACCAATGTCGGCACCAACAGAATTTCAATTTGAAGTTGGTAATCCTTGTAATCATAGATGTAATTTTTGTTGGTCGTGGTCAAAAGATATGTTAGACGATGGTAAACAATGGGATGGTTGGAAAGAGTGGTCTAAACATTTTATTGAGTTTGATATATATAAAAATATTATTGATGATTTATATTCTATGGGTGGTTGTAGATGGATATCAATTAGTGGTGGTGGTGAACCATTTTTAGTTCCTAAAATGACAGAGATGATTAAATACACAAAAGAAAAAGGATTTTACTTAAAGGTATTTACTAATCTATCAAGACTAACAGACAAACAATTAAAAGAAATTGTAGATGTAAAGGTAGACAGACTTGAAATTAATATATCTGCAGGAACTGAAAAAACATATTGTGACTCTCGTAGATTAAAACCAAAAGATTGGAAACACTTATGGGAAAGAGTTGATTATATTAATAGTCAAAAAGTAGGTTCTAAACCAAATTTAAAGTATGTCGTAATTCTTACAAATGAAAATATTGTTGAAGTTAGAGATATTTTTAGACTTGCAGAAGAAAAGGGATTTAATTTTTTAGATTTTAGAGTAATGATACCATCGTATTCTTATGATAAATTATTACCAAGTAAGGAACAAATAAAAGTTTTTAATGATGAAGTAAAAGTTTTGTCAAAGAAATATAATTTGGAGTTTTATAATGAGTATGAAAGTATTCAAAGAGACAAGGAGTAGGTCTACAAGTAAATCAATTAGTTGGAGATTGATTGCATTTAGTAATTCATGGTTAGTATTATCAATGAGTTTTACAGAGATACCATTTTGGAATGCAGTAATTATGAATGTAACAGGAATGATAATGTTTTATTTTCACGAAAGAGTTTGGAATAGGATAAGATATGGTAAACACTAATTTAATAGTTGCAATAGATGATTTACATCCACAAAAAGGTTGGGGTTGTGAGGGTGATATTCAAGTAGAGTATCTAAAAGAACTCAATGAAAAATATGGAGTTAAATTTAATTTATTTTGTCCGAGTTATTATCATAATGAATATCCATTAACAAAAGATTGGGTTTCGTATTGGAAACAATTTGATTGGGTAGAGTTGAGTAATCACGGCCATTATCACGATGTCAAAAAATACACCAAAGAAGAAATAGGTGAACAAGAATTTTTAGAATTAAATAAAGATGAGGCAGTAGATAGAGTTAGAGATAGTTTAAACCTATGGGAACAATGTGGACACAAACCAAAAGGATTTAGAGCACCAGGTTGGGGAATATCACAAGAGGCTGCAGAGGTAGTTAGTGAAAACTTTGAATGGGTTGCACAACATGAACAAATAAATCAAGGTATACGATTTGACACTAAATTATTTTGGGGTGCAGATGGTATTCATCAAAGTGATGATGTAAAGTTATATGGTAACACATTTATGTTTCAGTCACACATACAGGGAGATTGGAATGATAATACATGGAATGAAGAAAATTTTAACTATTTTCAGAGAATTTTAGACTATTTATTATTACAATTCACAATAGAGTTCAAAACAATATCAGAGTTATGAATATAGTATTTTTTTCAGAGAGTCAAATTAGAGGTAAAGTTCCAAGAGATTTTGAAAATGCCAGAACAGAATTTGGTTGGAGTGTTGCATTAGATGCAGAGTGGTGTCCGATAGGTCAAAGTCCAAGAGAAGCCCCTTTCACAAATGAACACTTTGACTTGGGTATTGTTATTATACCAAAAAATAATCCTAATGTAGATTTAAATCAAATGAAACAATATTGTGATAAGGTTGCAGTAATGCAAGAAGGCCCACATTGGTATTTCCAAGACTATACTATTGAAAATCAATTTCATTATTATAATACATTATTAGATGCCGATTGGGTATATTGTCATAATGAAAGTGATGTAAATTATTATTTAGGATTAGGTTGTAAAGATGTAAGAGTGATGAGAAGTTTGATGATTCCTGAAGGATTAATTCCACGAAATGAATGGGGAGATGCAACAATGATTGGTGGTAACTTTGTTAATTGGTATGGTGGATTTGATTCTTATATGGTGGCAAGAGAGATTGGAGACCCTATATCTGCACCATCAATGGGTAGGAAACAAGAACAAGAAAGTTTGATTGAGGATATAAATTATCTACCTTATATGAGTTGGAGAGAATGGATAAATTGTTTATCACAATATAATATAGGTGTTCATTTAATGAGAACACATGCCGCAGGGACATTTGCAATGAATTGTGGATTTCATGGAATACCATGTATTGGATACAAGGGATTAGATACACAAGAGTTAATTCATCCATTAACTTCAGTAGATGTTGGTGATTTGGATAAGGCAGTTGAATTGGGTAAGAAACTAAAGGATGAAAAGTTTTATAAATTATGTAGTGAGACTGCATTGAAAAGATTTAATGATTATTATACAGAGGAGGCGTGGTTAAAACATTGGAACCAAACAAACACATAGAGTTTTATCCAATTAGAGATATATTAATTGGTGTTCCATCTGAAGATGTTGCAACACATGATGCAGTTAATCCACACTTATCATTAGGTTATGAACCACCAAAAATAGAAGGATTTCCACTATTTGGTCAGATACAAATTCAAACAATAGAATTTTGTAATTTGAAATGTGACTTTTGTCCTAATCATTATATGATATGGGATAGGTTAGAGGGAAAGAAAAAAGGTATTCCTTATAATATAATGTCTATTGAAAACTATACCAAAATAGTAAAGAACTTGGCAGACTTAAATTTTACTGGTAGAGTTTCACCTTATCTTATGAATGAACCATTAATGGATAAAGATAGAATGGTAGAGATAATTGGAATAACAAGAAAATATTTACCAAAAAATCCAATAAAAATTAATACAAATGGAACAGGATTAACCACAGAGTTTCTTGGTGACATGATTGATGCAGGACTAACTTCAATACAAATAGATGATTATTTTGATGATAAATATGCCACTAAATTACTAAAACAATTGGAACCATTCCAAGGTGTTAATGGTAAATGTTTCATTACATTATCATCAAATTACAATGTGACACAAATGAAAAAGGGTATGTCAAAGGATAGTCACTTCGGCCCATTTACATTTTGGAATCGTGGTGGTTTAACAAATGTGAATCCTGATATGCCAGTTCCACAAAAAGATTGTCATTTTCCAAGTTCACAAATGTATATCAAATGGAATGGGGATGCCTTGTTATGTTGTTGTGATTGGGAATATAAAGTGATACATGGTAATGTATTGAATGAAAGAATTGAAGATGTATGGATTAATGATTCATATACTCATTACAGAGAGACACTAAAAAAAGGACATAGAGATAAACTTAGAATGTGTAGAAAATGTAATAAAGGAGCATTCCCAAGTGAAGAGAAACGATTAGAACATTTAAGAGAGTGGATGGAACAACATGAAACCGATTAGTTTTATAATACCAAGTAGAAACAATTTAACTTACTTGAAATGGTGTTACGAAAGTATTCGTAAAAACTCATCAGTAGAACATGAAATATGTTTTGCAGATGATGCCTCAACAGATGGAACATTAGAACATATATTAGTTTGGATGAAGAGAGATAAAAATATTAAACTTCATGTAAACAAAGGCCCTGAAAGAGAAGGTCTTACAATACTATATGATAAATTAGTAAATGAATATGCAACTAATGATAGAGTTGTGTTCTTTCATTCTGATATGTATTTGTGTCCAAATGCAGATGTAGAGATAGATAATTTATTAGAACCAGGTAAAGTTGTATCACTTACAAGAATAGAACCACCATTACATCCTGATGGGCCAGAGAAAATATTACAAGATTTTGGAATAGAACCTGATAATTTTAAGGAACAAGAATTAATGGATTGGTTAGAAAATGATAGGGAATATTCAGAAGATAAATACACCGAGGGAGTATTTGCACCATGGGCAATCTATAAAGAAGATTTTCAAAAAATAGGTGGTCACGATAAATTATTCAGACCACAATCAAAAGAAGATAGTGATATCTTTAATAGACTACATTTAAATGGAACAAAATTTATACAGACTTGGCAAGGATTTGTATATCATATGACTTGTCGTGGTAGTAGATTTAACCCAATGTCTGGAGGTGGAGTTGGAAAAGATAGTCCTGAATGGATTGAGACTACCACTAAAAACATGAGAAACTTTATCAGAAAATGGGGAAGTGTAGTTCAACATGATGAACATATGAAACCAATCATTTCACCTAAATATGATATTGGTATTGTGATTGAGAATTATTGTGATTATAGTATCTTATCTAATTGTGAACCATGGTGTAATAATATATTTGTTCCAGATGGTGGTTATCTACAAGAGTATATAAAGAATGAACAACCAAGAACTGATTACTCATTAAGAAGAAGAGTTCATCGTGATAGGGCATATCCTAAAAATGGTGTTGTTGTTAGAGTTGATGGTGAAAGATTAAACGATGAAAATTTTCAATACATTATGAAGTTACCTGAAATAATTAACGATAGTGGAGACTTTGGTTCTTTTGAGTTAGGTATATTAAAAATTAGAATTACTAATCTACAAACTTCAGAAGAGGAGTTAATTAAAAATGATAATTGATTTGTTTGGTGATAGTTTTATTTATGGGTCATGTGCAGATTACGATAATGATAGAAAAATGAACATTGATTACTTTTTAAAAGAAAAAAATTGGAATACAACTAATCATGGTTATAATGGTTCAAATAATACAGAAATATTATCAAGTATAGAACAATATCCATTTGTTGATGAGAGTTTTTGTGTTGTAGGTGTTACTTCTTTTTTAAGGGAAAACTTACCATTTTTAGATTTTGCATCTTCATGGGGAAGAAATATATTAAGAGAGGATAAGTATGACCATCCTAATCTTACAGATACAAAAAATAATGAATTATGGAAAGACTATTTAATTTATTGTTATGATGAGGAGTATTTTAATACAATATATAAATGTTGGATGTTAAAGGTAAAACACTTACTTGATAATACACCAAATGTTAAAGGTTATTTGTTTGTAAATACGGTAGAGAGTTATAAAAAACCTGATTTTGTTGATGAGAAAAACTATTTATATACAAATAGTTCTATTACAAATATGTTATTAGATAAGAAAGAACCTACATTATTTGAAAGAGGATTGGATATACAAAGTAGAAAGAATGAAGAGAAATTTATCAAAGGAAGAGCACATCCATCAACAAAGGGTTACGAAATAGTAGCAAATGATATTCATGACATACTTTATAATACATAAAAATGAATCAAAAGAAAACCTAATGTTCAGTAGTAATATATTGGGAGAAGAAAGTTTGGGTAAATTCTATCCTGAACAAGGTTGGGTTGCACTGAACAACATGATGAATATAAGTCCTGAATCAATAGAGAATTATACTATTCTTGATGAGAAAGGAAAAGTATATAGTGTTGAGGAATTTCTTGATGTTATTGAGAAATTAAAAATAAGAACCATGTGTGGTAAAAGAAATTAAAAAAGTGCTTGACATTAACAATAAAAAATTAGTATATTAGGAGTAATATAGATGCCGAAATATGATTGGGAAGAATGGGAAGAACTTGAAGAAGAGACTTTCCGTAAAAGAATACAACCAAAAATAAAACCAAAAAGGAAGAAAAAAAGTTATGATGAAATTAATAAAAAACAAAACACGAAGTTCAATAAAAAACATCCTAATAGGAATTAGTTTATTATTATTTATTGGATGTGAGGATACAAAATATGATTATCCTGACTTCAATATTGAATTGAGTGTAGAGTTACCACAAGATGAAAATGGTTATTATCATATGTCTCTTGATATGAATAAATGGCAATCAATAAAACGATTGACTGCACATATCACAAGTGAGGGTAAAGATTATGATTGGTGGGAAAGAGATGACATGGAATGGTTACCAGTAAGATGGCGTTCTACACACTATTGGACAATTGGTGATACACTTGGTTACATAGTTAAACGAGGAGTAACAGATGATTTAGAATATGTCTCTTATGATACAACTTATGTAACACATTTTAGTGGATTTGAAGTTCCAACCGTAAATGGTTCATCATACCCATCAACACAACCCGAAACATATGGTGAAGTAAATACGATATTTGGGCCAGTAAAAACTATGGTTGGAGATACCGTTCATGTAAATGTGTCCTTTACTGATTGGTATGGAGAATATAAAGATAGGACATTCGGAATAATATTAAATTAGGAGTAATAATGTGGAATATGTATTAGTTAATAAACAAGATGAAATTGTGTTTTCTGCAAACCTTGCAAGTGATGTTGGTATTGGTGGTGCAACAACTTATTTTCAAGGTGTAAAACAGATGGAAGATAGAGAAGTTTTTAGTACTTTATGGAAAGTTATGACAAGAACAGAATATGATAGAATATATGAGGCAACTACAAGAAAACCATCATCACAATCACAAGGATACGATTGGTGGAAAGAAGAAAAGGCAATAGTTGATGATGAAATGTCGTTGTTTGAGAGAAAAAGAAGAGTAGGGCCACCAAAATGATAAAAGATGGTAGAAATTGATTTACATAATTGGAAACACGAAGAAGTAAAAGATAAATTAATAAATTGGGTTATATTACAATATAATATGGGTAATTTTCCAATTAAAGTTATCACAGGTAATAGTGAAAAAATGAAGAACATTGTGAAAGAGGAATGTTCAAAACAAAAATTTAATGTAGAACCATCATGGGATGGTAATACAGGAGTAGTAATAATAGGAGAATAAAATGATTGAATCGGCATGGATTGCATTTGGATGTGGGTTATTGATTGGTAGTTGTTTAGGAGTATTAGTATTAGGGTTTGTTAATATTAATAAAGATAGTAGACAAAGAGACCAAGTTATTGAATTAGATAATAGAGTAGAAGAGTTACTTGCACAAAGAAATGCACTAAAACAAGAGATATTTAGAGTTACTAAAAAAAGTAAACCACAACCAAGAAAAAGAAGACCTTATAAGAAAAGTTATAAAAAATAATGAGTATGGCATCAGTATTTACAATACCTAAAAGTAAAATAATGATATATACTGGTGCCAAACTTGGTTCAAGTCACATTAGAAACATTTATTTAAAAAATGTTAATTATGAACATTTTTCATGTGGACATAAGTCAGGTGAATTTTATGGACATGAGATTGATTATGAAAAATATGAAGATTATTTAAAAGTATTTATATATAGAAATCCAATGGAAAGATTTTTATCTGGTCAAGTCCAAGATTTGAGAGGATATTTTGAGGGTCATGTATGGCATGATAATGTGATTGCGAATAGACCAGATTTAGTTGATAGGTTATACGATGTCTATACAAAAGAAAAAGATAAAGTTCTTTTTCATAACCATTCAGTTATAGATTTACATACAAGGATAAAACAAGTTAGTGAATTTAAAGATTTGAATAAAGTTCATTTTGTTAATCTAAAACGACATTGGAGTTATTATGTAGAATGGTTGTTGTCAAAACAAATTGAGGGTATTGATTGGAAAAGTAGTTATGGGGATGTAATAAGTCACATGGAAGAAGTAAAATCATTAAAAATTATATTAAGAGATGATGATAGATTTAAAAAAATAGATTTTATGGACAACATACTTACTGAAAAATACATTGAATGTATGAACAAATCTATGGAAGTTTTTAACTACATTGAACACAATAATAAAAATAGATTTATCACAAAGAGAATTACAAAAATCAGTAGAAAAAATAATTTTTTTAATGAGTTGTTTTCCATATAAGTTTTTTAGAAGTTAGATATTTATAGTAGAATACAAACTATGGAGAACCACCTTGAACCAAAAAGATAGAACAGAATTTGACTTAATTCATAATAAAATTGATAATATTACACAATCAATTGATGATTTAAAAGTAGAAATGAATGCTGCACATGTCAAAACTGAAGAAAATCTAAAGTTTATCAAAGAAAACCTATTTAATCCACACGAGGGATTATGGGCAGAAACAAAACAAAACACACAATTTAGACAGGATTCTCAAAAATGGAGAGGTGTTATTGGAACAGGTTTTTTAGGATTATTATTTAAACATGTTTGGGATATGTTTAAAGGAGTGTAACCACACTTCACATAATGTTACATTTAATGTAACAATTCAATACAAAAATAATTAACCACCAATTCGGTGGTTTTTTAATGCCTAATATTATTTAAAATTTCTCATCTCTAACTTCACATATATACAGACTTAAAAATAAATTAAATTATTTTTCAAAAATTACGCGGTTTGGTATGCTTTTTGTAGTATATAGGTAACAACATTAATTAAAGGAGAAAAATCATGTTGATAAACCTAATTAAAAAAATAAAAAGTAGGAGTGGAAACTCTCTTGCAGAATTTGCAGTTACTACTGCAATGATGGCAACTCTCGCGACAACTGCTGCCCCTAAATTTGGTAGTGTTGGTGCAGGTGCCAAGGAAAAGAAAACGATGGCAAACATTGATAAAATTCTAACCGTAGCAAACAACTATTATAATGAGGCAGTATCTGAAGAGGGTAAGGGAAGATTTCCTGGACAATCTAAATACGACTCAAAAGTAGGTGGATTTGATTTACCTGCCGATACTGATACAGATGAGGCATTAGAAACATATCTTGAAGATGTTTTAGTTGGTATAACTGGATATACTTCAGACCTAACTGATTTCGTATATGTGTTTTCACCAGCAGTAGATGATGAAGATGCATTACAAGGTGGTTGGATGAGTGTAGATAGTGATAATGTTCATCAAGTAGATGTTGGTTTTGATGAAGATGGTGCAGTTGCCTTTAAGAAGAACTTTGGTAATCAAGGAATTGACTCACCCTTTCAGGATGGTGGATACATTTATCTTGTGATACCTGGAAGTGGTAGTGGAACAACTGCAAAGGCACCTGCCTTACTTGTGGCAGATATTGAGAACCCATTACAAATGCATAAAACACTAACACCATAAGTTAGTAGAGAGGAGATTGGTCATGATAAAAAATCAAAAAGGATTTACATTGATTGAGTTAATAATGGTCACTATCATCTTGGGGATTTTAGCCGCAGTGGCAATTCCAAGATACTCTAAAACATTACATCAGGCAACTGAGGCAGCAGAAAAGACGATGGTAAACCAAATATGGGCAGGATGTGAAGAAGTTGCGAGTACGAGATTGATAGATAATGGAGTAGAAGAATGGCCTGGTAATCCATTATCAGTTCTAAATAGAACAAGGAATATTAAGGTTAATCTTGAGTTAGGTATACCTGATGAAGATAATGAATGGCAGTTTAGTCGTGATATAGATGGACAAGGTAAATGTGCAATCTTACATCACAGACCAAATGATGAAATATATTATTATGAATATGATTCAACACTATTCTATTTATCTGAAGAACCTACTCTTTATATTTCTCAATAGTATTATATTAAGTCAAGAGGTAGAGGATGATACTTTATCTCTTGACTTAAATACTATTTGGGAAGAGGCAGTGTGGGAAGAAATAGAAGATGTTATTGATGTCTATTATGAAGTAGAACAAGTCACTGCAGTTGCAGGTGTTCGTGGTTCAGAGGCAGAAGATGAGGCCCTTCATTATTTGTATTATAGGAAATCAATGAAAGGAATATCAATACAAGAATATAAGAAGGCATATGGTAAGTTAAAAAACAAACGAGATGAGTTATATAAAAAAGATAAAAATAATCCGAAGTTACAAGAAATGGATAACTATTTATCTTATATAAGAAAGAAAATTATATGAAATTAGAAGAAGTTATAGTTGGTGTATTAATTGTCCTTGTCATTGGATTAACATTATTACCCGAAACAGAAAAAATCATTACAGAACCCGTAACAGAAATATCATTTGAGGCCTATCCATTAAAGGCCTGGAGAGATGGTAGAGTTGTTAAAATAAAATATAGAGTTGATGAACCTAACAGAAGATTGTGGATTTATAATAATGATACAGGAGAGTTAGTTCATAAACAACCATATGATAGAGACCCAAATGATGATGGAACATCAAGAACATTTACATATCTATGGAAAACATACAAGACAGAACGAACCATTGATTTACCTGAAGGAACATATGAGATTGTTTTAGGTGGTCAAAACGAGGGTGGGTTCGGACAAATATCAGTAATATATTATCACATTTAATTAAAAAAAAGCTTGACATATATACTATATTTTTCGTATATTCAGTTATGAATAAAGGACTAAATATAATGAATAAAAAAACGGTTATATTTGATTTAGATGGAACTCTTGCAAATATTGATATTAGGAGAGATAATTCTACTAAACCAAATGGTAAACTTAATTGGGATATATTTGCATCTCCTGACTCAATTTTGAATTGGGATAAACCAAATCATCCTGTGATTAAGATGGCCCAAATGTTCCACAACGATGGATTTAAAGTTGTTATCTTTAGTGGTAGGAATGACAGAGGTTTCTTTGCAACCAAAGAATGGTTGAAGAAACACGATGTTCCTTTTGATTTATTGGTATTAAGACCTGATAAGTTTAAGGATAAATCATGGCCTATTGCAGATGGTAATCCTGCAACTTCTGATATGAGATTTATGCCTGATGAAATACTCAAGAAAAAGATGTTAGATACTTTTGTAGATATTAATGATGTCTTTCTTGTAGTTGACGATAGGGATAAGGTTGTTAAGATGTGGAGAGACTTAGGATTAAATACATTCCAAGTAGCCCCAGGTGATTTCTAAATGACATGTACCAAATGTGAAAATAAGGTAGATGATTACAGATATCACTTGGGCTACACCGAGTGCACTGATTGTAGTGATACAGAAAAGTATTCTGCACATGTAGTGTATCCACATAAAACAGGTGCCTTCGTCCAACCAGTATCAAATACTGCATCTAAAAATCTTAAACGAATGGATAGACGAAGTGTAAGTGGTAATAGAGTTGCCAAGGGTATATATGCAGATAACTCATGGGATAGATGGTTACAAGATTTTCAAGATGGTAAGTTCAAACCTAAGAAACCTATAGGCCCTAAGGGTAAACCACTCAAGAATAAATCAAGACCATATGATATGGTTGTTGATACTTGTATTGATTATTATGATAAATGGGGTTATGAACCATCATTGGAGTTTGTTAAAGAATTATACAAGAAAGATAAAATTACATTGATGACAAGAACAAAGATTATCAATGATATTACTTCACTTCAGATATTACCTAAGAAACTTAGGAAAAAAATAATTTAAAAAAAATGAAAAAAAAGCTTGACTTTTATATGTTTTTATTCGTATATTGCAATACTATAGGAGAAATATTATGGATAAATTATTAAAAGAAATATTAAATAAACTTGAAGAAATAGAGGGAACTCTGGATAATGCATTCTACACTTTACCTGAGTATAATGCAAATGATGAAGGTAGAACTTATGTAGATGGTGCAAGACATGAAGTTTATTGTTTAAAGGAAGAGATTGAGAAAGGATTGAAAGATGGCAAATGATGCAAAAAGATATTATGTAGATGTGACTTTAGAAATTTATGTTCCTGACCAAGGTTGGGGGCCAAAATCTATCAAAAATGAAGATTTAGATGCCGAGTGGTTCTCTAATGAAATATGTTCACAGATACCAAAGGCAATCAACGAGAATTTTAAATTTTCAGAGAGACCATATTCGGTGAATTGGGCTCATAAAGGAAAAGTTCAAAGAGGCTAAAAAAGGGAAGAAAAATCTTCCCTTTTTAGTTTCAATCTTACTTACTTCCAAAGACCTTTGAGAAGAAACCTTTTTTCTTCTTCTTACCTTTTTCACTAAGTTTCTTACCTTTCTTCTTTTTCTTTTTCTTTATTTCTTCCATACCAGCTTTATTATTCATATCAGATGCTTGTGCAGTTGGAACTGAACCAAAGAAAATAAAAAGAGAAAGTATACCAGTTAGTATTGTTTTCATAATACTACTCCTGTAATAACGCGTTAAAATTAACTCATAATCGGTTAATCTATAATAAATATCAATTTTTTTTGCTTTTTTTGAAAAAAAAATGTATTTTGAGAATTTATATACATATATATTAATGTATCAAGTTTGATACAAAGTTTTTTGACAATTTTGAAATCGGAAAGTACGAGGAGTAATTAACTTCGTATGGGATTGGTCGAATAATGGGTATCCTTTAGAAGCCCATAAGACAATCTAAGGTGAGTTCGTGGTGAACCTACAAAGCTGAATGGTGGAGTAGTTGAGACATCAATCATCTAATGTACTTGAAGAAAAAACAATAGAAACGATTCTATTGACCTTGTTGTGAGTAAGGGTAATACTGAAATCTCACTTTATGGCTGAATTAATCTAAACTCAGAGAGATAAAGCAATAATACAGGTGTTGTAACCACTTCAATGAGATTAACCATCTTGAGAAGAATCATCGTAACTGATGGGTGTTAGGTACAAGGTAGAAAAAATCTGAGCTTTAAGTTGTAGGTAATCGTTAATCCTACATCCCCAAAATTTCAAAAATTTAGAATCAAGGGTTCAACCTATTTTTAGTTTCCACTTTTATACAGACTTAAAAAAAGACCGAACCCTTTTTTCTTGCAAAAAAATAAAAATAAATTACATTTTTAGGTATCGACATGATACTTATTAATGTATCAAGGTTATACTTGATTAATAAATGAAAATTAAACATAAAATAATGGAGAATATACAATGGACTTAAATGCAATTAAAAAACGCTTAAATCAGTTACAAACAACAAACAATCGCACTTCCAGTTTATGGAAACCACAACCAGGAAAAACTCAAATTAGAATTGTTCCTTATGCTTTAAATAAGGATAATCCTTTTATCGAGTTATTCTTTCACTACAATTTAAATAATCGTACTTATTTATCACCAACATCTTTTGGTAGACCAGACCCTATTGAAGAGTTTGCAAGTAAACTAAAAGGTAGTGGTAATAAAGAAGATTATCAATTAGCACGAAAACTTGAAGCAAAGATGAGAACTTTTGCTCCTGTTATTGTTCGTGGTGAAGAGAAACAAGGTGTTAAATTCTGGGGATTCGGTAAGACAGTTTATCAAGAACTTCTTTCAGTAATCGCTGACCCAGATTATGGTGACATAACAGACCCTGTTAATGGTCGTGATGTAGTGGTTGAGTTTATTTCAGCAGAGGAAAGTGGAGCATCATTTCCGAAAACTAATATTCGTGTTAAACCAAATCAAACGCCAATTTCAGATGAACCTGATGTTCTTGAAACAGTCAAGAAACAACAGGATATTACTGAAATATATCAAGAGTTGTCCTATGAAGACCTTACTGATGTATTAAATGAGTGGTTGAATCCAGATAGTGGAACAGATGAGGCTTCTGATGAAGAATCTTCTAAACCTGATACTGTCTCAACTAATGATTTAAAAAATACAAAAGTAGCTTCAACTACTACGGATGCTTTTGATGATTTATTTAATTCATAAATAATAATAACTTTGGGGCAGTGTTTATCTGCCCCAATTAATTTGATAAGGAGACATGAATGTCATCAGTTAACGATGTATTGGCTACAACTTTAGCCGATACACTAAATAAGAAATTTAAAGATACTAAAGTAGCATACTTTCTTGATGGAACAGATAATACACCTACTGATATCAAGGATTTTATTTCTACTGGTAGTTCTATGTTGGATTTGGCTATTTCAAATAAGCCAAATGGTGGAATTGCTGTAGGAAGAATCACAGAAATCAATGGATTAGAATCAAGTGGTAAATCATTACTTGGTGCACACATCCTTGCAGAAACTCAAAAGAAAGGTGGAGTAGCAGTTTATATAGATACTGAGACTTCAGTTTCACAAGAGTTTATGGATGTTATCGGTATAGATATGAGTAAGATGTTATATCTACATTTAGAGACTGTAGAGGATATCTTTGAGGCTATTGAAGAAATCGTAACCAAAGTGAGAGAATCAGATAAAGATAGATTAGTTACTATCTTAGTTGATTCATTAGCTGCCGCTACTACGAAAGTAGAATTAGAAGCAGATTTTGATAAGGATGGTTGGGCAACTGCAAAGGCAATCATTATATCAAAAGCAATGAGAAAGATTACTCAATTAATTGGTAGAGAACGAATTGCTTTAGTATTTACAAATCAGTTAAGACAAAAATTGGGTGTAATGTTCGGTGACCCCTGGACAACTTCAGGTGGTAAGGCATTACCATTCCACGCTTCAACTCGTATTCGTTTAAAGAATATGGGACAAATCAAAGATACAGGTAAAAATGTATTGGGTATGAAGTGTAGAGCACAAATTGTAAAGAATAGATTAGGCCCACCATTACGACATGCAGATTATGATATGTATTTCGATAGAGGAATAGATAATTATGGTGCATGGTTGACTGTGTTAAAAGAACACAAGTTAGTAAAAGTTGGTGGTGCTTGGTACACTCTTACAGATGAACAAGGTAAAGAACATAAGTTCCAATCAAAAGATTGGGAAGAATTAATTACTGAAAATGATGAATTGAGAGAGTATGTATATCAAATCATTTGTGACAAGGTTATATTACAATACAAAGAGAAACTTGGTATTGATGATGTAGAGTTCACAGATGAGGTCATCGGTGATTAAGAATCAAAAATATTTATCGATACTTAACGAGATTAAAAAATCTGGCGGTAAAATAGATAGTGGTGAACCAAACGACTCGGTTTTACTTATAGACGGATTAAATACTTTTATTAGAGTATTTTCCGCGATACCAACTACTAACGAGGATGGAATCCATGTTGGTGGAATAGTTGGTTTTTTAAGGTCAATTGGTTATGCTATAAATATGGTTAGACCTACTCGAACTATCATAGTATTTGATGGTAAAGGTGGGTCTAACCGCCGTAGAAAAATATTTCCTGAGTATAAAGCTGGTAGAAAAATGTCAGTTCGTTTGAATAGAACTACTGGTGTTTCTCTAACAAGAGAAGATGAACACAAGATGATGATTGCTCAGTTAAATAGAGTAGTTGAGTATTTAGAATGTTTACCATTAACAATTGTTAATATGGAGAATATAGAGGCGGATGATGTTATTGGTTATTGTTCTAAACATGTCTTTAAAGATTCAAAAAATACAATAATGTCAGCTGATAAAGATTTCTTACAATTAGTTGATAAGAATATCAGAGTATGGTCACCAACAAAAAAGAAGATGTATGATGAACAAAGAGTAATGGATGAATATGGTATAGCATCTATAAACTTTTTATTATATAGAATATTAGATGGTGATAAATCAGATGGAATACCTGGAATACATGGGGCTGGATTGAAAACTATTAAGAAAATATTTCCATGGCTTGGCTCACCACATAAACATACAATTGAAGATTTAATTAAAAGTTCAATGCCAAAACAAAAAGAATTTAAAGTTTGTGAAAACTTAATAAAAGATAAAGATAGGTTATTTTTAAATAAAAAGTTAATGGATTTAGATGATGTAATTATTTCAGGAAATTCTAAATTAAAAATACAAAACATTATGGAACAACCTATACAAAGAATTATAAAACATAAATTCCAAAAAATGTTTTTGGAAGATAAATTATATACATCACTACCTAACTTAAATAGTTGGTTAATTACTAATTTTAATAGGTTGAATCATATGGCGGAGAAAACGCATGGGTAGGAAGAAAAAATATTTTACAAAGAAAGAAAAACAAGAAGCTCAAAGAAGATGGCAAATGGAACATTATAAAAGAAATGCTGCTAAAATTTGTGCGAAGGCTCGTGAAAAATATAGAGAGAAAAAAAGAAAAGAGTTTTATGACAAAAAAGTTCAAGATTTGTATGGCAATCTTGATATTTAATACTATAAGGTTATGAGTAAAAACGAATCACTAATACAATACGGAACATCTTTTCAGAGTAAAATTATATCAAGTTTATTAACTGATGTTAAGTTTACAAAACAGATTATTGATATACTTGATGTAAGTTATTTTGATACAGATTCAAATAAATTTTTAGTTAAATCAATTAAAGATTATTTCGCAAAATATAAATCAGAACCAACTATGGAAGCCATTAAAATTATGGTTGATGATGTAGATAATGATGTGTTGAAAACATCAATAGTAGATTCACTACGAGGTGCTTGGCAACATAGAGAAGACCCAGATTTACAATTTGTAAAAGAGAAAACATTAGAGTTTTGTAAAAATCAAGTTATAAAGAATGCCATTATGGAATCGGTTGAGTTATTGGATAATCAACAATATGATGAGATAAAGGGTGTTATTGATAAAGCAATGACCGCTGGTATGGAAAGAGATATTGGCCACGAATACATTACTGGTTTTGAAGAAAGAATGACTCAACAAGCAAGAGTAACACAACCAACACAATGGGATAGTGTTAATGATTTAATGGATGGTGGATTAGCTGGTGGTGAACTTGGAGTTGTAGTTGCTCCTGCTGGTATTGGTAAGAGTTGGACACTACAGGCCTTGGGTGCTCATGCAGTTAAAAAAGGAATGACAGTAGTTCATTATACATTAGAGTTAAATGCTCAGTATGTAGGATTACGATATGATACAATAGTAAGTGGACAACCAACAGGTAACTTACAATATTATAAAGAAGAAGTATTAAAGAAAATTGGTCAGTTAAAGGGTAATCTGATTATCAAATATTATCCAACGAGAACAGCAAGTGTAAATACACTAACCGCACATTTACAACAATGTGAACTACAAGGTATCAAACCTGATATGGTTATTGTTGATTATGCGGACATTATGAAATCCACACAACATTTTAGTGAGAAACGACATCAAATAGGTCATGTTTATGAAGAACTTCGTGGTATGGCTGGAGAATTTGATATTCCTATATGGACAGCCTCACAGGCTAATCGTAGTTCATTAGAAGAGGATGTGATTGGGGCAGAAAAAGTATCAGAGGATTATTCTAAAGTTATGACTTCAGATTTCGTAATGAGTATGAGTAGAAAAGTAGAAGATAAAATAGCCAATACAGGTCGATTCCATGTGATTAAGAATCGATTTGGTCCAGATGGAATCACATTCCCAGCAACCATAAATACTAATACAGGATACATTCAGATTTATGAAAGTGGCACACAAGGTGGTAAGGAAGTTCAAGGTAAAATGAATAATGCTGATGAATACATTCGTAAAACATTAGCACAAAAGAAAAAAGATTTTGATGGTGAGGGGTTTGAATAAAACTTCAAAGAAAATCTTTTAAAAATTCTAAGAAAAATAAAAAAACCTGTTTTATATCTTGTATATATGATAATTAATTATGGATTAAGATTATAATGATTTACAAAGTATAGGAGTTACGATGGAAAAATTTAAGTTGTCGGAAAATTTTATAAATAAATATAAAAGAAAAAAGCCACCATTTGGCTTTAACGGATTAGGTGAATTAGTTTATATGAGAACATATTCTCGTATAAAAGAAAATGGAAAGAATGAAAGATGGTGGGAGACCGTACAACGAGTTGTAGAGGGAACATATTCAATGCAAATGACTTGGATAAATTCTCATCAATTAGGTTGGAATCCTTGGCAAGCCCAAAAATCAGCCCAAGATATGTATGATAGAATTTTTACAATGAAATTCTTACCACCAGGTCGTGGATTATGGGCTATGGGAACACCAATAACAGAAGAAAAAGGTTTGTATGCTGCTCTAAATAATTGTGCATTTGTATCTACAAAAACATTAAAAGAGGATTATTCAAAACCTTTTTGTTTTTTAATGGATGCCTCAATGTTAGGTGTTGGTGTAGGATTTGATACAAAAGGAGCGGGGGAAATAATTGTTAAAGGTATTCAAAAAGATAGAGATGAAATAGTTTATCAGATACCAGATACTCGTGAGGGTTGGGTAGAATCAGTTCGTTTATTATTAGAAAGTTATTTTCATGGTCAAGCTCCCGTAGAATTTGATTACAATTTAATTAGACCAGCGGGTGAGCCAATCAAAGGTTTTGGTGGTGTTGCTAGTGGTTATGAACCATTAGAAGAGGTTCATGAAGATATTAGAAAAGTATTGGATATAAATACAGGAAAACCAATCACAATCACAACAATCGTAGATATTATGAATCTAATTGGTAAATGTGTTGTAGCAGGTAATGTTAGAAGAACTGCTGAGATTGTTTTTGGAGACCCACACAACGAAGAATATTTAGATTTAAAAAACTATAAAGTAAATCCACATAGAGACCAATATGGTTGGACATCAAATAATTCAGTATTTGCAGAGTTGGGTATGGATTATACCGATATCTGTAAAAGAATTGTAGATAATGGTGAACCAGGTTTGGCTTGGTTAGATAATATGAGACATTTTTCTCGAATGAAAAATGGTGGAGATGATAAAGACCATAGAGTTGCAGGTGGAAATCCTTGTTTAGAACAATCATTAGAATCATATGAGTTATGTTGTTTAGTGGAAACATTTCCTAATAATCACGATTCGTTTGAAGACTATGCTCGAACATTGAAATATGCCTATTTGTATGCAAAGACAGTTACATTAGGTAGAACACATTGGAGTGATACAAATCGTGTGATGTTAAGAAATCGTAGAATAGGTTGTAGTGTAAGTGGTGTTGCTCAGTTTATTACTAATCGTGGATTGGATAATTTAAGATTATGGTTAGAAGATGGATATGATGTTATACAAGATTGGGATGGAGTTTATAGTGATTGGTTCGCTGTTCCTAAGTCTATTAAGACTACAAGTGTAAAACCAAGTGGGACTGTTTCTTTACTGGCTGGTGCAACACCAGGGTTACATTATCCAGAATCAAGATTTTATATTAGAAGAATTAGATTATCAGTTAATTCGGATTTAATAGAACCATTGAAAAAGGCAGGATATAAAATAGAAAAGGCCTTTGGTTCAGAAGATACCACATTAGTTGTAGAAGTGCCAGTTGATGTAGGAGAGGGAATAAGAACTGTCAAAGAATTGTCCATTTGGGAACAATTTAGTTTGGCATCATTTATGCAAAGACATTGGGCTGATAACCAAGTAAGTTGCACAGCAACCTTTGACCCTAAAACTGAAGCAGACCAACTTCCAAATGTATTGAATTATTTTCAGTATAGATTAAAAGGTATTAGTTTATTACCAAGACATGATTTAGGTGCTTACAAACAAATGCCATATGAAGCAATCGATGAAAAAGAATACAATAGACAAGTTAAAAAACTTTCAAATCTTTCTTTCGGAGTTATTAAAAACGAAGAAGCCGAAATAGATAAATTTTGTAATAATGATAGTTGTGAAATTACACCAATAACAGGTGATAATGACGACCAAGATTATGCAAATTAGATTTCACATACCCGAACTGGCAGGCGACACACCAGTATAAAAATGTGTCATAATCAAATAACAATAAGGAGATGATTATGAAATTGAAATATCGTAATCTATTAGTATCAGTTATGATGATGACTGGATTGTTTGCTCAATCTATAGTTGGAGTTGTAGGTGATTCTAACTCAGAACCGCTTGAAGGAGCTAATGTTGTAGTTGAAGGCACTGATTTAGGTGGAATGACCAATTCTGATGGTACATTTTCCATTGATGTCGATGCAGGACAGTACAAAGTAACAGCATCTTTCATAGGTTACAAATCTTTTACTCAATTAGTTGATGTAAAGGATGTTGCAGTAAGTGTTGATTTCTTACTTGAAATTGATGCGGTTGCATTATCAGATGTTGAGGTTTTGGCCTCAAGAGCTGATGAGAATACACCTGTTGCTTATACAAATGTAGGAAAAGAAGAAATGGAATTTCGTCTTGGTTCTCAAGATGTTCCGATGGCACTTAATACTACACCAAGTGTATATGCAACTCAACAAGGTGGTGGTGCGGGTGATGCTCGTATCAATGTAAGAGGTTTTAATCAACGAAATGTTGCTGTTATGATTAACGGAGTTCCCCAGAATGATATGGAGAACGGATGGGTTTATTGGTCTAATTGGGATGGTGTTGCAGATGCAGCCCAATCAATTCAGATGCAAAGAGGTTTATCCGCCGTTAATTTAGCTACCCCTTCCATTGGTGGAACAATGAACATCATAACCGACCCTGCTCAGTATGAAAAGGGTGGAAAGTTCAAACAAGAAGCTGGTGATGGTGGTTTTCTAAAAACAACCATTAACTATAATACTGGTCTAATTAATGACAAGTTAGCTTTAAGTGGAACTATTGTTCGTAAAACAGGTGATGGAATAATCGATGCTACTTGGACAGATGCATGGGCATATTATTTAGGTTCAAGTTATCAACTAAATGAAGATAACAGATTTGAATTATATGCAATCGGTGCTCCACAACGACATGGACAAAATCTATACAAACAGAATATTGCTACATACTCACAAGAGTTAGCTGGTAGTATTGATGGATATGATACTGAAGCATTTGCTGAAGGTAACAAATTCGAAACTGAAGCTGGTAGATTGTTCAATCAGAATTGGGGAGCTGTAGACCCATCATATAAAGGCCAACAATATTGGTATATGTATGGTGCAAGAACAACCGATAGGTATAGTCCTAACTTTCTTAATGAAAGGGAAAACTTCTTCCACAAACCATTAGTTAACTTAAATCATTTTATGACAATAAATGACCAAACTCGTTTGAGTTCTGTTCTTTATTGGAGTGGTGGTTCAGGTGGTGGTACTGGTACATATGGTAGTGTATCAAGAACACCAGCAGTTGATGGTAATTCATGGTGGGCAAGTTCACCCTGGCAATGGGATTGGAATGCTGAGATTGAACAAAATCGTACTAACATAGATGCAGACTGGTCAGAAACAGAACATCGTTCAACAGGTATACTTCGTAACTCAATTAATCGTCAAAACACTTATGGTTTGATTTCTAAATTAAACTATGATGTTTCAGATGAACTTGAAGTTCAAGTTGGTGTTGATTGGAGAACTGCTGGTATAGAACACGCTCGTGAAGTTCGTGATTTATTAGGTGGTGATTATTATGTTGATTTTGCTGACGATAATGCACCTGATGGTAAGAAAGTTGGTTTAGGTGATATAATTGCTTATCATAATTCAACGACTGTAGATTGGTTAGGTGGGTTCATACAAGGTAAGTATGAAACTGAAAAACTAAATGTATATGGTATGGGTGGAGTTTCAAGTATTGAATACTCTTATCAAGACCATTTCACAGTCGAGAATGAAGTGATTAAGGCTGACCCAATTACTACTTATCAAGTTAAAGGTGGTGGATTATATAGATTAAATGATGGTTTGAGTGTATTTGGTAATGCTGGATATGTTCAGAAACCACCAATTATGGATAATGTAATTTACTATGATGGTACAGTCTCAACAGACCCTGCTAATGAGAAATTTATTTCTACAGAAGCTGGTTTAAACTATTCTGCAGAAAAATTTGCAGTTAAAGTTAGTGGGTATAACACAGATTGGCAAGATAGAAACTTGACTAAAGCAGTATCTACTGGTCAAGGTTCATCAGGTGATACTGATGTTATCTTTTTAAGAGGTGTTAACCAAAATCATCAAGGTATAGAAGTTGAAACTAAAGTTCATCCACATGATTTGGTAGAACTTGATTTTATTGCTTCATTTGGTAAATGGAAATTCGATGGTGATGCTGATGGAACTTATCAAGAACAAGAGTTCAATGAGAATGGTGAAGTCACAGGATTGACAACTACTGAATATTCTTATGCACTTGATGGATTGTTTGTAGGTGACCAACCACAAACATCTTATATCTTAGGTTTAACACTTAAACCAGTTAAGGGATTAAGATTACAGGCACTTTACAAAACATATGATAAAAACTACTCTGATTGGAGCCCTTCGGCTCGTGAAATTGAAGAGGGAGTTGCTGATAGAGCTCAAGTTTGGGAAGCCCCAGGTTACTCAAAACTTGATTTACACGCATCATATAAACTTCCAAGTGTTGCTGGTTTAGATTTGACATTAACAGGTCATATCTTCAATGCACTTGATGAAGTATTTGTTCAAGATGCCGTAGATAATAGCCAATATAATGCTTGGGGTGATAAAGTACACGCGGCACACAACGCTGAAGTATTTTTAGGAACACCACGATATGCAAATATTGGATTGACTGTTAATTTCTAAAATGTAATGTTGGGCGGTTGAAATATACCGCCCATATTTGCAAATATTGAGGAACATTAAAAATGCATAAATTAGAATATCTTTGGTTGGATGGTTGTACACCAACGCAAATAAGGTACAAAACAAAAGTTGTGAAAGATTTTGGCAAATCAGTAGAAGGTGTGCCAGTTTGGGGATTCGATGGAAGTTCTACTCAACAAGCAGAAGGTAACAATTCTGATTGTGTTTTAAAACCTGTAAGAGTTTATGAGAATCCATTAGAAAAAGAAAGTTCAATAGTTTTATGTGAAGTATGGAATGTAAATGATACACCACATGAAACAAATACAAGAAGAAAGTTAGAGGAAACCATTTTAGATATAGAAGATGATATTGACGAATGGGTAGGATTTGAACAAGAATATACATTCTATGAAAATGGATGGCCTTATGGTTGGCCACCACTTGATGAACCAGCACCACAAGGGGATTATTATTGTGGTAGAAACATTGGTGATAGAATTTCAAGACAACATTTAAATGCATGTATTAAAGCAGGTATTAGTATTTGTGGAACAAACGCAGAAGTTATGTTAGGACAATGGGAATATCAGATTGGTGCAGGTGGTTCAATCCATATGAGTGATGATTTATGGGTAGCAAGATGGTTGATGGAAAGAATTTGTGAAAAATGGGGATTAGAAGTTTCATTACATCCAAAGCCAATTCAAGGTGATTGGAATGGTGCTGGTTGTCATACTAATTTCTCTACAAAATGGATGAGAGAAGAGGGTGGATGGGATAAGATAATTGAAGCTTGTGAAAAGTTATCAGAAAATCCACAAGAACATATTGAAGTTTATGGTGAAGATAACGAACAAAGATTAACAGGTGAACACGAAACTTGTTCTATTAATGAATTTCGTTATGGTGTTTCAGATAGAGGAGCATCTATTCGTATTCCATGGCAAGTAGAAGTAGATGGTTGTGGTTATTTAGAAGATAGAAGACCATCATCTAACTGCGACCCATATATTGTTGCAGAAAAGTTGGTATCTACGATTTGTAAATGATATTTATGTTAAAGAGGTTATAATTGTATCAAGCTATACATTACGAAAAACGAAAAAATAAAATACACTTATGGGATGACCGAAAAGGACATTTAGTCATCCCATATAAAAAATACGCCTACATTAAAAATTCCACAGGACAACATTATTCTCTTGATGGTGATAAGGTAAAAAAGATTTATAAATGGGAAGATGAAGATTATCCAAATCTATTTGAGAGTGATGTTCCTATCACTACAAGATTTTTAGTTGACCAATATACAGATAGTGATGAACCGAGTGAAGGTATAAGAACTTTATTTTTTGATATTGAGGTAGAAGTAGTTGATGGTTTTCCTGATGTAACTAAAGCGAATGAACAAATAACTTCAATCGCTATGTATGATGAAGTTGCAAAACAATATTTGTGTTACACTTTAGATACTAAAGATAGAGTTCAGAATTATGAACATGGTGATACAAAGGTTAAATTATTTAAAACAGAATATGAATTGTTAACACAATTTTATAGAAAGTATGCTGAGATACAACCACATATATTAAGTGGTTGGAATTGTGAATTTTTTGATGTTCCATATCTTTATAATAGAACAGTCAAAGTTTTGGGTGTAGAGGTTGCAAATATGTTATCACCAATTCGTGATGTTTATTATAATGAATATAAAAAGAAACATAATATTGCTGGTGTAAGTGTTTTAGATTATCTCACATTATATAGAAAGTTTTCTTTCATTCAACAATCAAGTTATCGTTTAGATTACATTGGAGAAGTTGAAGTTGGTATGAAAAAAATTGAGTATGAGGGAACACTTAATGATTTATATGAAAATGATTTAGATAAGTTTATTGAATATAATATTCGAGATGTAAGAATATTGATTGAATTAGATGAAAAGTTAGATTTTATTGAAATTGCTCGTGGTATTGCTCACTTAGGTCATATACCATATGAAGATGTGCATATGAGTTCAAGATATCTTGAGGGAGCTATTTTGGTTTACTTGAAAAAAATTGGAGTTGTTGCACCAAACAAACCACCACGACCTAAAAAAATAAATGAAGAACAATTTGCTGGAGCTTATGTTCAAGACCCACAACGAGGCAAACACGATTGGGTTTACGATTTAGATATCACAAGTATGTATCCGAGTGTTATTCGTTCTTTAAATATATCACCAGAAACTAAGGTTGGTAAAGTTGATGGTTGGAATGCAGAAGAGTTCTTGAAAAAAGATTTAGTAAAAACCTATACCTTAAAAAATAGACATGGTAAAACTATTGATACCATTAGTAATACAGATTTTGGAAAGTATTTAGAAACTTCAGGTTTGAGTATTGCAAGTAATGGTGTAATGTATAGAACTGATAAACAAGGGTTGATTCCTGCTCTACTTACAAAATGGTTTAATGAAAGAGTTGAGATGAGAAAACTCGTGAAGAAATTCCACGAACAAGGTGATAAAGTTAAAGAAGATTATTTTGATAGAAGACAATATTTACAGAAGATTTTGTTAAACTCATTATATGGTGTATTAGGTTTACCAGTATTTAGATTTTATGATTTGGATAATGCTGAGGCAACCACATTAACAGGTCAATCATTAATTAAATTTAGTAAGAAAATTACTAATCATTTTTATAATAAAGAATTGAATAACAATGAAGATTATGTTATATACATCGATACAGATAGTATTTTCGCATCGGCAGTTCCATTAATTGAAAAAAGATTTCCAAATCAAAAATTATCAGATACAATGATGACACAAAGAATTATGGAAGTGTGTGGTGAGGTTCAAGATTTTTTAAATATAAGTTATAATTATTTCGCAAAGAAGTTTTTGAATATCAATGACCATGTATTTGATATTAAACAAGAGGTGGTTGCTAAGACTGGATTGTTTGTTACTAAGAAAAGATATGGGTTAAAAATTATTAATGATGCTGGTAGAAAAGTAAATAAAATTCATGTTAAGGGATTAGATACTGTCCGAAGTAATTTTGCAAAGGCAATGAAAGGATTATTAACTAATGTATTAGAGGATATTTTGGCTGATGTTCCAAAGGAACAGATAGATGAGAGAATTAGTAAATTTAAAAGAAATATGCATAATTTACATTATGATGTAATGGCAAATCCTATCGGTGTAAAAGGTATAGGAAAATATGAAGTAAAGGATACAGATACACCATTCTCATCATACAAAAAAGGATGTCCTGTTCATGTAAAATCTGCAATCAATTATAATTCATTATTAGACTATTGGTATGAGGGTAGAAAATATGAAAAGATTACTAATGGTAATAAAATTAAGTGGGTTTACTTAAAGAACAATGAGTTTGGATTTGATACAATAGGTTATAAAGGTTATGAAGACCCACCACAAATATTAGAATTAATCAAAAATTATATAGACCATGATAGAATGTTTGAACAAGCAATGAGTAAAAAGATAGGAATGTTCTATGAAAGTATGAATTGGGAAGCTGTAGTTGATAAACAGCAAAGTATTGAAAGATTTTTTTGATTTTGAGAATTCTCGTATATATGTATATATAGAGATAATTAACAATTAACAAATAGAGGAAATGGTTATGAATAAACAAGCACTTCTTAGGTATATTAACAAATACACATTAGGTGGAGAAATTAAATCAGTAAAATGGGTTAGTAATGGTAAATCACTTGCAACTCGTTTTATTAGTGGAGATAAATCACTTGTTGGTTCTGTTAAACTAAATAATTTTACAGATGTAGAACCATCTGAAATTGGAGTTTACAATACAACACAATTTATTTCACTTTTATCTATCTTAGGTGAAGATGTAGATTTTAATTTACAACAGATTGGTGATAAATTTGTTAGTGTGGATATGTCAGATACACAAGGAACTAAAACTAAATATATGTTGAGTGACTTATCTGTTATACCTACACCACCTGAATTAAAAAACTTACCAAGTGATTTTGAATTGGAACTACAAGTTGATTCTTATTTTATTAACACTTTCATTAGTGGTAAATCTGCATTACCAGATACCGATACTTTTACTATTCTTACAGAGAATGATAAGGTTAGTTTAGTAATTGGATATAGTAATGTGGCTACTAATAGAGTTACACTTCCAGTTGAACATACTGAATATAAGGATATTGAACCAATATCTTTTAATGCAACAATGTTTTCAAATGCATTACAGGCAAACAAAGAATGTCAGAAGGCTACTTTGAAAGTTAGTTCACAAGGAATAGCAACTATTAGTTTTAATATAGATGATTATGAATCAGAATATTATTTTGTAGCGACACAACAAGTAAATTAGATGTATTTAGATTACTTTGATAAATTCTTAGATATGAAACCATATCTTGAAATCAAAGAAGATGAATGGGATTATATAAAGAATACTTTTGACAAAGAAGATGTCAAAGAAAGTTTAGCCCAAGTGGCTATGACTTATGAGATTCCTTACGCCGAAATTTCGGAAAATGATGCTTATAAAGCTTTAATGAAGTTAAAGGGTATGAGACATAATGAAATTTTAGTTGATGGTGAATGGTTTGCTAGAGAGGGTTCTGAATATAGATATGATTTATCTTTTCAAGGTAAACAACAATACTTCCGAAGAATAAATACAGGTAATTCCGCAAGTAATTACTTTCAACAAAAGAATAGGTGGAGTGTTGATGGAACTATTGCACCTGGACCTGAAAGAACTTGGAGTAATAAAAAGTTTATGACAAGTTTGATGGGTGCCGCTTACACATTGAAGTTACCTAAAATTGATAGAAAGTATTTTAGAACAATGATTGGATTGAGAAAGTATATTTGTTCTCAGTTTAAACCAAATGTGGCAAAAGTATTATATGATAAGTTAGGTAGTGAAAACATATTAGACTTTAGTGCAGGTTGG